TTTGTCATCAGCAATTGGGTTTTCGCGCACAAAACCTTGCATGATATATGAACGCTTTTTCCAATACTTGCGACCCATATCTTCAAGACTTTTGTCTTTAAACCATGTGCGTACTTCTGTGAGGATTGGGCAAGTCTCGCCCCACATTTCAATGCAAGGAATCTGCACCTGGACGCTCTTGCTATCCATTTGCCCTTTAACACCATTGAAAGGAAGTTTGATCATTGCACGTTCAATCCAGAAGAACGTGTTGTTGTTATCCGCATCAGGAAGGAAGCGTAGCACTGCGCTATCGCCTTCGTTCATGTTCCAATGTGGGTAAATTGCGCCATCACCACCGGATGACTGATTGCCTTGTCTATTGTCTGCCGCTGCAAGGCGTGCGCGGATTTCTGCTAATGAAGCCATTTTATTTCTCCTATGTGCCTACGAGTAGCAACTACTACTCTATCATTTGCCTGTGATGCGCAACTACGCATCTGTGTATAGCCTAACATACACTGTACTACAGTATATGCGCTTTTATTTAGTCCGTCAATCCAAAACGGCAAAGTTTGTTGAATCGTTTGATATGGATTAAATATACACATGACACATAGTAACACAACTGTACCAGAAGTCAACGGATTCGGACAAACTGTTAATTTTAATCCTGTTGCACCAAACTTATGGTTTGTGCATGATACATTTGATCAAAGCACACTACATTGGATGCAAGGTATCTATGTTGATATGAACAACACATTCGAAGTAACTCGACCAGACAAACGTCTACAATTAGCAGACGGAAATGATTATCGCAAACTTCAAGACATTGGTGTCAGTTTGGTTCCAAGACTTGAAGAGTTATTGAATATAAAACTAAATTTAATGGTTGCTAAGTTTTGGTTAGACTTACCAGAATTTGGTTGCCAGCCGCATGGTGACAGCAAAGAAATTATTGTAACATTACAGGTCTACGTTGATGCCAAAGATGGCGGAGACCCGCTATACGGTGCAGAGTTTATGCACGTCGAACCCAGTGTAACTGCACCATTGTTGCCAAATTGCGGATATCTCAATTTAAACACTGATCAAAAAGTACATCAGGTTGAAGCCGGAATTGGGGTAAGGCAAAGTATTGCATTTCAATACAATTTATCTACTGATAGTTAAGCCACAGCGTTTCACGGATACTATTTTCAGGAATTGAATTCATCATACCATTGAATATTCTTGGATTATTTTGATACACAATAGCACTACGTGGTTCGTGCGGAATATAAACACACTCATCTAATTCAATATCTCTAGCAGGGCTATGATCATTTTCGCCGTCAACATTGTTAACTGCATCTTCGATACAAAACGCATACTGATTGGTGTCTGCGGCCTCTGTGCATAAGGGAATCTGTACTTGCAATTTGATGTCACTGTGTATTCTATGCATCATGATTTTTGCATGCGATAACGTAATGTCAACATAGCCTACTTGCGGCTTTAGTTCGATACCTGCAAGTTCACTAAAAAACGGTGCCCAAGTTGCACAAATGTCATTGGGCTCGCGAGTCTCACTCCAATCTGTTAACAAACGGTTGTCGTAGATCATCTTGAGTGCGTTGTTTTCTGCTTTGCGATATAGATTGCGAACAAAAGCATATTGTTCTTGGGGGAAGAAATCCCTAATCAGCCATAACTGATCAGGGATAATTATTTCTGGAGTCATGTTATCCTCGAGCTAGTTGTAGTAGTCTGTCTAGCTCTGTTTCTAACATTGGATCACGTTCTGCTTTTAATGCTGTTTTTCCTGTGTCAATGTCAATTACTTCTGTCATGTCTTCGTCGTCTAAGTCTTGCTCTTCACTGTTGCTAATGTTGTTTGCTTCGTCAAGGTCGTTGTCGCCGCCTAGTCCCATTTTTAAACTGTCTGCTTTGCCAGTGGCTGCGGCTGCTTGCTGTGATTGATAGTTGCCTGTTTGTGCTGGCTCTTCCTGTGTTGGGTCTTCAGTGATGCTAATCTTGTCTAGTACCTCTTGATAGATATCATCAATTGCTGGATCTGGTACACCAAGTTTCTGTGCCATTCTAATAATTTCATCGCCAGATTCTGGCTGCATGTCTACAATCTGATCTATAATATCCTGGTGACTGTGGCCTTCGTTAACTGATTCTTCCATTTGTCTGCGGATATCATTAATGTCTTTATCGTTTATGCCAGGGTGCATCTTTTTGATTTCTTCGTTGCTGTCGCCATCTGCAATCATTTCACCAATGTGTTGATGTAAGTCGCTCATAGCACCTTCGCTGACTGACTCATCAATAACAATGTCAAAGTCTGCAAGTCTTGCTTTTACAAGATCTCTGCAATCTGCATTTGGATCTTTTTGACTTAGTACATAGATATCGTCGAATAGTTCATCATCGCCAATTAGATCGTATAACTGTTCTGTTGCATACTCGCCGTCGGGTCCACACTGTAGCGGCTCGCTCATTAACTCTTTTAGCTTTGCCATTTGCTCTTGCGAGTCTGGCAATGCCCAAGTTCCTTCAGTGATACGGTCAGCCCACTGTTCAAAAATGTCTGCTTCTTTCATGTTCTCTTCCTGTATCTTTGCTAGTATTGGCAGTGCCTCTTCGATGCGAGTATCAAGAGAACTGTTAACAAAAACTTCTCTTACTCTGTTCACAGTCTCATCAAGTTCTGTGATTGCCATTGGATCATATGCTGCAAAAATTTCTTTGTATCCTTTGCGGCTGATCATTTTCTTTGCTTTGCGTTTTAAGTCGGCATAGTGCTTGACTGCATCTTCTACAATGCTCAATGCACTTTCGTTTTGTGCGAAGGCGTTACTTCTGCTTGCTCTAATAAATTTACCTAGTGTGTTAATTTCGTTGATAGTATCGCTAATGTGTTGGCCAAAACCGTCGTATGGTGTGCCGCCTTCGCTAACGTGTCTTGCCATTGCTTTTGCGCCAGCAATGCTGCGAAACGGCATTTTGAATCTTTCGCCTTGTGAGTTTTCTACAAATAAACTTTCAATGTTTCTAAACCGTGCTTCGCCTTCGCCAATTGCTCGTGAATGCTTTATTATTACTTTTGATTTTCCTGGTTGGTTGCTATAACTGGTTTTGCTTGTGCCTTTCCATGCTTCCATTACCAAACCTTCTGCAAGGTCTGCCATACTTTTCATTGAATATTTCAGTTTGTTCATGTTGTTTAAGCTAAATGTGAGTAGGTTACGTTTTGCCAAGTTTCTAATAGCAGCAAGAAAGTCATACCAGTCGCCGCGATCGTCACGTTCCATTCCTCTACCAAGGTTATCACCGTAGTAAACTTCAAGATCGTTATCACCGTTTACCAGCACAACAACTGTGCCGTAGTCGCTGTTTTCAGTTTTATAGTTAAACGAAAACAGATCGGCTTCTCCAGGATTAACTGTGGGTTTGCCCATTGCGTCCAGTGACTTGGGATCCAAATCTCTAGTTACAAGTAAGTCGTAAAGTTGTTGTGATGCGTTATTTTCTTGTGCCATAATACTATTTATTAAAACATTGCCACAAACGGCATAGGTTCAATACTCATATCTTCATGATCTGTCATTTGTCCATCCAATTCGCCGTGGTAGCTCTGCAATACCTGCATCATACGCACCACTAGCAAAGTTGCCATTACAAGGTCGTCTGTTTCTCCAGGTTTAGCAGCATAGCTGGTGCCATGTGCTACAAAGTTTTTCAGTTCACTGATCAAACTCAGACTGTTTATCTTTAATCTGTCTTGTTCTAGTAGATTTTTAAATTTAGCACATGCTGCCAGTTTCACTTTGTGTGTGGTGTTAAACCCTTTACGCCCGCTGCGACCTTTGCCAATATCGCTGAGAAAGTATCCTTGTATGTTTTCTTCACCATAGTCTTTGATTGATATTAAACTTGCTTCACCAATTGTATTGTTTTCAACACTGTAGTAGATACTTGCTGGATGATTAACTGTTTCATTGATGTGTTTGCAAATATCAGCCAAGATGCGCACTTGCTCTGGGATGGTTGTTCTATTGTGTTTCCACTCTGCAATTTGCACATTGCTGTTTGCTTCCCACACCTGTATAGCACATGGATCGCCGCCTGTGCCAAGGCTTGGATCAAGACCCACAACATAAATTTTATTTGGCTCTGGGCGTTTGTACCAGCGCACTTGTCCTGTTCTATACTGCGGTTCAATGCCTTCAAGGTCAATTAGTTTGGTTGGAGCAATAAGTGTTTCGTCATTGATAATAAATTCGCAATCCATCTCTCGACGAAAACGTTCAATGCCCAAAATATTTCTCTGTTCTTCGGCCCAGTCTTCATCTCTATCAGGATGCTCTGTCCAGTATGCTCTGTATGCTTTAAATCCGTTTACACCAAGCTCTGTTTCGTTGCCGTAGCTATCCTCAGTTTTGTTTGCACCTTTCCAAATAAATGCAAACTGATCTTCATCACTGTTAGGTGTGCTTGTAATAATAG